GGCCGTGTTGCCCACGATGCCCAGGCTGTTGCCGCCCTGGGCCACCCAGTAGGCGGCCAGGGCCTTGAGAGATCCGGGTGCAAAGCTCATCGGATCATCCTCTGAGTGGATCGTTGGGGTTGGGATCATCGGGCGTGGGGGTGCGGTCGGTCCTCCGGCGCTCGCCCAGGGAGGCGAGGACGGCCATCCTGATGCGCCGGTCGAGGTCGCCGTTCGTCTGGCGCTGGGACTGGTCGCTGCGGAGCATCGCCACCAGCGACGTGACCACGATCGAGGCGATGCCGAAGAACAGGCCGAGGCGAGTGGTGGACTCCGGCCCGGGCTGCACCAGGATGACGGCGGCGAGGGCGAGGAACCCGAACGCGGTCAGCCCTCCGGTGATGGCGAGGACCGAGAGCTGGACTTTCAACGGGTGATCTCCCTTGCGCCGAGTGATGAGTTGCAGGACCGGTGCATGGGCACCGTCTCGAGGCTTCCATAGTCGTGGGCGAGTGGGATGATATGTCCTCGGCTCCCCTGACCTGCCTCAATACTTCGCCCACACGCCCCGCACAAGCCCGTAGAGAGCTGAGACAGGTACCGGCGGTCCCTGTAGCCACTCCTCTTGGGATCGGCGTTCCTGCGCCGTTGCAGGCGGGCAGAGCAGGGCTGGCAGCGGCGCTGATGACGGCGGATCAGGTCGCCGCAGTCGAGACAGGTCGTCGGGATCATACGAAGGCATCCGGAAGGTGGATCGGGGAGTCGCCGCCCTTGAGGGTGTACCGGATCGTGCTGGCGTTGACGTACTCGATGACGATCTCCCGGATCTCGATGTCCTGGGCCACCAGTCCGTAGTTGTCCGAGGTCGCCGTGGTGACCTGGCCGGTGGCAAGGCCGGTTTCGTAGGTCGTCACGGTGGCGGTCGTGACGGTGGTGGTGCCGTCGCTCACCGCGTTGACTCCCAGCTTGGCGTAGGAACGCACGTCACGCAGGGCATAGAGCTGGCGGACCATCACCACGTCGATGACGCTGCGCCAGATCATCACTTCGTCCAGTGAGCCCGGGAAGAACTGACTAACGGCCCGCGGATCGTTGCCGATGTAGGCGCTCATCCCGGTCAGGGTGTTGTCATTCGTCAGGGTGCCTGTCTTGACCGACACGCCATCCACGTACATCACGATGGCCGTGGCGTCCTTGGTCACGACGAAGTGATGCCAGGCACCATCGGTCCAGTCGCCCGACGTGGGCACGATCGAGTCAACCGCGCCACCCCCATCGTCCCTGTAAGAGAACGTGGGCCGACCATTGGCATCGAGGATCAGCCGGACCATGGCATTGCCCGTGGTCGGGTGCCGTTCGCAGTAGATCGTCTGCGTGGCGTTGGCGCTCGAGGACTTGGCCCAGGCGGCGATGGAGAAGTCCGTCTGGCCGCCGATCTGCTGACTGCCACAAGTCACGTACTCGTCGGTCCCGTTGAACGTCACGGCCGTGTCGCCCGTGGTCATGGGACCGGCCACCCCGAGGGTCGGGGCATTGACGTAGGTGCCGTCCTGCACGTCCATCTGGTCGTCGGCCGTCGTGCCTGACGCCTCTCCCAGCCGCCACCAGCAATAGGGCTCGTAGATCCCGAACTGAATCCAGCCCCCAACGTAGTGGTTGACGGTGTTGTCGTAGGTCATGAAGCCCGTGTAGGTGGCCTCGGCAGACTGGTCCGAGAAGCTGAACGGGGCGACGGTCGTGCCCGGCACGCTCGAGACCCCATCGATCATCGAGACCTGCGTCTCCCACACGCCGGGCTTGACCTCCGAGAGCGTGACGCCACGGATGGACCCGGTGATATCGAACAGGCTCCCGTCCGAGATCTCGATGTACTCCGTCGGGACAGGCTGGTAGCCCAGCATCACGAAGTCAGCGAGCCGTCCTTGAGGTAGGCGACCCGCTCGGTCCCGGCGCCGGGGGATACCCCGCCGATGTTGATGGACAGGGCCACGTCACACCGCGTCCAGGCGCAGCCGGCGGGCGATCATGTCCATCAGCTCGTCAACCCCGCTCGGGCCATAGATGTTGCCGTTGACGATCACCGTGATCCCCGGCCTTGCGTTGGCCGGCGTCACCCGCTCGCCCGCCTGCAGGACCGCCAGCACGTCGGAGCCCGGAGCCCCGGGCACCACGCCACCAGCGTGCAGGTAGGGCAGGTGCGGCAGGTTGAGGCCGCCCCAGTCGAAGTTGATCGAGCCCACGGGCGTGTCCATGTGGACGTGAATCTGCAGTCCGTTGATGGCCTTGATGATCCCGTTCACGGCCCCGATCACGAAGTTGATGGCGCCCTTGACCACGGGTGCGATGGCCCCGAACACAGTGCCGACGACCGTGCCCACGGCCCGGAAGGCATCGCCCAGCACGCCCAGGACACCCCCAAGCACGTCGAACACGCCGGACCAGATAGCAACCTGCGTGCTGATGATCGTGCCGATGGCCCCGAACACGATGTCGAACACCGGGGCGAGAGCCGTCACCACGTCCTTGACGACCCCGAACACGCGCCCGACCAGCGGACCGACCGCCCGGAAGGCCGGCTGCAGCTTCTCCACCAGTGACCCCACGATGGGGCCGATGGCCTCCCACACGGCCCCCAGCACGTCCACCAGTACGGTCAGGGCTTCGGCCAGGATCGGGGCCGCCACCTGGCCCACGTCATTGACGATCTTGCCGACCTTTTCCATGGCCTCGCCCACGGCCACGTTGGACACGGCGAGCTTGCCTTCATTGAGGGCCGCCCACGTCTCCGCGGAGCCCGTGACGTTCTTTTGGATGGCATCGAGCAGTCCGGCTGCGTCGGTGGCGCCCTTCGTGTCGATGCCCATGGCCTTGAGGGCCTTGCCGTTGCCCTGGGCCGCCTTGGACACAATGCCCGTAGCCGTGGCGAGGTCGATACCCTTCGCCCGAGCAAGGTCCTGAGCCAGCGTGTTGAGTCCCTGAGCCTCCGTCAAATCGTGGGTGATACCGACCAACTCACCGATGGAGGTTCGTACCTCGTCATCTGAGAACCCGAGCTTGCCCTGGGCGCTGGCGTAGGCCTCCACCCCGGCGGTGTTGCCGTCCCAGTTGGCAATGTTGTTCTTGAGGGCCTGGGCGAGCAGTTTCTGGGAGGTCTCGTCTGCCCGGAACGCCTCCGCGGCCTCGCCCAGCTTGGAGATCCCGAGGTCGATGGCGCTGGTCAGCAGGTTGAATGCGCCGATGCCGGCGCCCAGGACCATGCCCTTGCCCACGCCCCGCAGCTTGCCGGTGATCCCCTCCGTCTTCGTGATCGCCCCGTCCACGGCACGATTGAAGTCCTTGGACTCTCCCAGGATGCGGATGGTCAGGTCGCGGGTCATGTGAACCCTGCCTTCCGGGCGATCTCGCCGATGGCCTTGTCAACCTCGGTGGCGATGTACTCCCGGGACTCGCCGATCGCGGGGTACAGGTAGCGACCACCCGGCACCAGCTCGCGCTGGATGGCACCTGACCACGCAATGCCCGACTTGTGGCCACGGCCCACGGAACCGCCGAAGTCCAGCCACGGGTAGTACCCCGCCTTGTCATCCCGCGACCCGGGACCGCCCCGAGGGAAGTTGATGGTGGCGCCCCGGTCGGTGCTCCGCGGCTTGAGGCTCTTGGCGGCCGTGCCCCTCCCGAACGGCATCCGCTGCTGCGCCACGCCGACGACGTGATCGGCGATCGCCTTGAACGCCCCGCGGAGGTCCTTGGCCAGCGCCTTGTCAACCTGACGCAGTGCCGTGGTCAGCTCACGCAGCCCGATCACTTCCACGTCGGCCATCAAGCGGTCCTCTTCCACAGCCGCACCACGATGTACGGCTGGAGGTTGTTGTGCGCCCCGCCACCACCCGTACTGCCGGTCGCGTTGCCGTCGGTCACGGCACCGCTGGCGTTGGTATCGATGGCGAACTTGAGGGCCCCGCCGCTGGCGCTCGTGGGAGCTGTCTGGGGATGGGTGTGGGCCGGCATCTCAGCCGCGGTCAGGGTGTGAGTCTTCGCGCCACCGGTCTCTTCGGCCGTATCGAAGGCGGCATCCCCGGCGTCCAGCCCGACCAGCACGCGGCCGGCACCGAAGGCAGCCCAGGTGCCCACGCCGAACAGGGTCGCCGGATTGGTGGCGACGACCGAGGCGTAGATCGAGCCCACCGGGTACACGAGGTTGACCATGTCGGCGGACGTGAACGTGCCGCCCGGGTCCCCCTGGGGCCCCTGGGCCCCGTCCGCGCCGGCTGGACCCTGCAGCCCCTGCTCTCCCTGCACCCCCTGGGCGCCGTCTGCCCCAGCCGGGCCTTGGATGCCCTGGGCGCCGTCGTCACCGGCAGGCCCCGCCGGGCCGGGCACGGTGGAGTCCGCACCGGCCGGTCCCTGGGGTCCGTCAGCACCGTCAGCACCCGCAAGGCCGGACGGACCCTGGATACCGTCAGCACCCTGCGCCCCTGTAAGGCCCGTAGAGCCCTGCAAACCCTGAGGGCCGGTGTCTCCGGCCACTCCCTGCGCTCCCGTCGCTCCTGGGGCTCCTGACGGGCCCTGGGGGCCTTCCGGACCAGTGGGGCCAGCCGGTCCCTCGGGGCCCTCCGTACCGGCGGCACCGAAGTACTGGGGCATCGGGTTGCACACGCTACAGGCGGCCTCTTCAGCCGTGAGCGGCACGACCCCCGGGACGATGTGACCGTGGCGTGTCATCTCGGCCTCTGCTGCTCGAGCTCGTGCATGGCCGCCCGGTAGACGTGGAAGGCCCGCCAGGCCAGGTACTCATCGTTGCCGATGTGCTCACGCATGGCCCGGATGCTCATGTGCAGCTTCTCTGCCAGGGCGAAGTCAAAGGGGTCCATCTCCTCTTCCATGAACGCCCGTTCGTACACGTCCTGGCCTACGTTTTTGGGGAGTCAGTCGCCAGTCCGGAGAGGATCAGGATGCCGTCGATCAGGCGGCCGGCGGTGTCGGTGTCATTCGACTCACGGAACTCCTTGGCCTCTTCGGTCGTGCAGCCTGTCCCGCACTCGAGAATGAACACTTCGGCTTCGTCCTCCCGGCCCCTGTAGCCGTTGAGGGCGAGCGCCTGGGCGCGGGACAGGCTCCGGTATTCGACGGTCTCCCCGGCGATCTCCACCGTGGCCGTGGCGAGCGGACTGACCGGAAGGGCCATGGCTCAGGCCCCGACGACGGTACGAACCGGCAGGACCACAACGGCGACGCTCGCCTTGAACGTAACCACTCCCCCCACGGGGCTGGACTCGCTGTAGGCAGTGACGAGGCATCCGGAGGTGATCGTCCAGAGCGCCTGCCCCGACACGTTGCCGCCGGGGTAGATAAGGCCGGTGACGGGCACGCCACCCGCGAACGCGGCCCACAAGACGGCCGCGGGGCCCGTGGTGGCGGTCGGGTCATAGTGCCCGGCGATGTCGAACTTGCCGCCCGGGACGCCCGCTACGGCGCTCTTCCACGTCGCGCCGAAGGTCGTGGTGTCCGACATATCGAGATCCCACGACGGATCCAGGCTGGTCAGGAATGCAGACAGATCCTTGCTGTTGAGGGTCAGGGCGGCGTTCTTGCCGTGGCGGAAGGCCATGGGGATCTCCTACTTGTTCCGGCTGTAGGCCAGGAAGAACGTGATGCCGTCACCGGCAGAGCCGCCGGTCCGGGTGGCCACGTAGCG